TCCTGCTAAGAATCCTGATTGACCTAATTGGAATCTATCTTGATTTGTTCTAAACTCTCTATAGATATCCCATCCATCAAATCCACCCGCAAAACATAAAGTATATTTTCTTGAGTAAATAAAATAGTAAGGATTTTCTTGGGTTTCAGGGTCTTCTCTAAATTCCGCAGTACCACATTCAAATGCTGTTTGACCACTAGTTAATGAACTATTTGAAATTGTAACTACTGTAGCACCTGAGTCCATGTGAAAACCTTTACTTACATAATTCCAAGCCGCTCCTTCAATTGGTTGAGGTGCAACAACCCAAGATTGTGGGTTTTGTCTACCTTTATATGTTAAGAATGATTCATCAATACCATATTGTGTTGAGAACCCTAAATAAGTTCTTCTAACAATATCTCCCGGAGATTCCACTAAATTAGAACCACCTGTTGCAGCTCCAAATGGTGGGTTTGCAATAGTTTCACCAGGGAAGAAATATTTTGTTTTGAATTTTGGAACCGGAGATGGGTTTAAAACCGTATCGTATTCTCTTTGAGTATATCCTTCAAATCCACAAGGAATTGCATCGATTGGTGCTTCATCAGCCATCTCAACCATTACATATTTTGAAAGTAATGCGTACTCACCATTAGTTGTACCAATTTTCTTAGCAACAAAGTTGTTAGAGAATGGGTCCATATTACAGTTAGTGAATTTCTCAATAACAACTGGATTAGAATCTGTGTCAAAGAAATTTCTCACTAACACATCAAATGTCATATTATTGAATGATAAGTTAGCAATAGACACTTTAACCTCTAAATTCGCCGCGTCCCCATCAGAGATTGAGACAAATTTAAATAATTTATAAACTTTATTACCTCTTAATTCAGAAACCAAGAATGGTGTAACCGGTGATTGATATTGACCAACACTGTACGCTATTGATGAAGGGTTTTCACTTCTAGCGCCTGGTAACGCAACCAATTCAGGATTAATACCTCTAATATAACCTTGGTTATAAGCATAAGCCAATGACCCCGGATAAATTTCTTCAACAAATAAAGGAACTTCATTTCTTGATTTACCAAAATTATCAACACCTAACACTTTAGTTATGAATTTTGAAGATGCCGCAGATAAGTTAGTTTCGAATGTGAAATTATCACCATCTTTAGTAACACCTGATAATCCAAATGATGCGTAAGGGTTTTTATCTATACTTGAATATTGGTCAGTGTTTAACAATAACACATTATTTTCATCATTTACCTCATAAACAGGTCCGTGATTATCACTGGTTGAACTATTAACATATAATGATAGACCTCTTGAGCGAAGTGTTGCAACAACCATGTTGTTATATTCAGTATATGCAGTACCAATAAAAGTATAATATTCACCTGAAATTGTTCCCGAAAAACTATCAGTTACTCCTGTAGTAATTGAATCAAAAACATAATCAAATGAATAACCTGAATATGCGTTCCCTGTAAAGTTGTTAAAGTTAGCGTAGAACCAAGAATCATTGTCACCGGCAGATAAGTCATTGTCCGCTAAGTCAAGACTATCAACCCCATAAGCGTTTACAATTGTACCGTATTGAGTAATTAAACCCCAATAATCAAGTTCCGGAACCGGTCCGTAAGCAACTGCGGTAGTTGCAGATAATGATGGGTCTCCAACAATATCAAAAATTGTATTTGTAATATCATTATTATATGTAGAAGTACTACCATCTGATAATCTATATTGTGTGTTAAAGTTTGCCTGAACCGCTGCAGGGAATGAACCACTAATAAAATTAACAGTACCTGCACTTGTTGAACCTGTAAAAGATACAGACCAAGAAGTTGCCCCGGTTGGGTTTTGGATTACTGTTGTAGGGTCTACGTTAGCAGTAACTCTAATACTCCAAGACGGACCCGCATCATATCCCGATAAACCTAAGATTCTTGTAACAAACAATTGATTCGATTGTTGCAAGTAAGATTTAGCGATGTATGCCGCTTCATATTTAGGGATTTGTGTGTTAACAAATTTGGTTGGTTCTGTTCCTCCGAAAAAGGCTTGGAATTCGTCGTAGTTTGTTATGAATACCGGTTCAAATGCTGGACCTTTCAAAGTCTCACCAACTAAACCTAGGGTAGTAACACCCACACTTTGTGCTACGAATGATAAGTCAGTTTCAGAAGTGTACACACCCGGTGAAACGAAAACTTTTTGATTTGCTTGTGCTGTTGCCATTATCTAATTATTCTATTGCAGATTTATTTTATAGATAAATATTCGATAAAATATCAAAAAACTTTACTTTTAGATATGTATTTGTAAAGAGTATGAATAAATTCTACCTTTTTTCTACCTATGAAACAGACAAAAGAAATCAAGAATATTAAAATTGACCCCGCAGTACACGACATACTGAAAAAGTACTGTGAAAAGCGAGGATTAAAAATTTATAAGTTTTTGGAAAAATTAATTGTAGAAACCTGTAAAGAGAAGAAAGATATCTACGGAGAAGATTAAACTAATATGTTATCGAACTGTATTGATGACTCTTTTGTATCATCAGTTTTAACTACATCAATTCGTAAAACATCATTAGTTGTTATCTGAATATTTTGAACATCGGTACCAAAATAATCACCATTAATGTATACATCAAAAGAGTCAACATTAAACCAAGTTCCAAAAGAAAGATTTGCAGTGTAAGCAACTACATCACTTAAGGTGTCATTCCCAACAACAAATAAATAATTTTCCAAAAATTCATTTGGATTTTCTAATGTTTTATTTTTCTTTCCTACATTTCCAGCCCCTGTTAATTCCATAAGTTGAGTAACCCTTGCAATTGCCGGTTTAACTTCAAACTCTTCTTCGTCTATCAAATAACCTAACATGGTGAAGTCATAACTTTGAACATAATACTTTCTTGAATCCAAACTCATTTGTGATTCATCTGAAACATTATTCATTACAATTGGAACATACTGACCTTTGATAAATGTATAAGCTTGTCTTGATGAAAACTTTTGCATAATCACTTTATTTAACTGATTAAGTTCTCTCATACGATTACAAATAATCTTTACACTATAATTAATATCCACGGGAACCGGTTGAGGTATTGTATAGATATCCATTCCTTGTTCGTTTCCATTCCAAGTTGGAACAGATGCGTAATAGAATTGTTTTCTATCAGGGATTGTGTATTGTAATGATGGGTTGGTTCCGAACTTAACTTCGGGACTTCTAACTACCGTGATAAAGGGAGGGGATGGGTTATAATCTAAATCAACGAATAACGCAGTCTCAACGTATTGAGTCCAGTTTTGAGTTGTGATTATAATATCCACCATTGGAACTACCTTTCCGGCAGTTACCACTTTTAAATCTTCTTTAACAAAATCTAACATCCCTCTATCTAAATCTGCGTGCAATACTGATTTAGGAAGATATGTTCCGTCTTTATTAATATATTCCAATAGTTGTTCCCTACGAGCTGACAATGTCTTCTGTGGGACTAATGGTAATGTTGGTATAACTTTCTTTGGTAATGGCATTTTATTTCTTAACTACAAATAATTTATTTTGTGAATTTATCATATCAACTTCAGTTGCGCTATAAATTGGTTCTCCACTTGATTTATAAACAAATGAATCATACTTGTATGGGTTATAGGTAACAATCATATCTGATGATGGTGTTGGTATGTCATCACAAGGGTATTCACAAAAATCCATTAAATCCCCAATAACAAACGCATGGACATTTTTTGATTTTTCCGAACGAACTCTATCTTTTCCACCTTTTCTAACTCTAAACTCAACATCCCCTAATTTAACATAATCAGCGTGCATTATAACTTTAGATTTATATGTTACTGAAAAAGTATGTTTGTGAAGGTTATAATAAACCATAACTCTTTTTCCAATATGACTTTCTTCTGAGTTATCGTGTCCACATTTATGACAAATGTATGGGTCGTCACCACCATCGGCTAAATCCCATGACCAACCACACTCGTCACAAATTACTTTATCTTTTGTGATAGTTTCAAATATTCTTCTTAATTGAGATTCTTTAACTAATACTTTCATTAATCAGCTACAATTGTTTTAACGGGTAGTTCAAATTTATTTTTAAACCATTTTTTAAAAGGGTCTTTCCAATATTCACCAAACATTGAATCTAACGTTCCATAATCATTAACAATTAAAATTGGTGTTTGATTTATAAAAGATTTACTTGAAGGTTCATCTTTATAATATTCTTTTACGATATAAACAAATAACATCCCATTTTCATCATAATCTCCATCATATTCTTTATTATAAAACTCGATAATATGTGGGTTTTCCGTGTCTTTCTCCTTGTCTTCATCATATGTTTCCGGATTGAAAAAATCAATTTTATCCACATCATAAGACCCATCAATATACTTATAAATTGCGTTAAATAATTTACTCTCTTTTATTACGTATTCCATTATATCCCTCTAAATTCGTTTTCACTTACATAAGTGGCAACAATACTTCTGTAAAATGGTTTGTATCCACCATACGTATGTTTATTATCTGACCTAACATATCCATCATCACTCACTACATAATATCTAACTCGGTCTTCAGTTTCATAATAACCAAGATAATCCCCTTGGAATATCTCAACACCCAATTCATCAAGAGTTTTCTGATACAATGAGAATTTCATATTACCAGGTTCTTGTAATTCAACTCGTGAGTTTCCATAGTTTTTAGATGAAGGTGCCATTACCTGAACCAAACCTTGTAATTCAACAGGGGCCATGAATTGGATACCATCTTCCGTAACCTCACCATAAACATCATCTGTTTTGGTTTTATATCTGTCGATACGATATAGGATTAC